TTCCCCAGATGATGTAAAAACGTGAATTTTATACCATGTGTCCCCCACTTTATAAGTGGATATATCTCCACCAGTTGCAATGATGTAATTTGCCATATTCTCACCGTTTATGCCCTGAACGGAACAAGCGTCACGCCGTCCTGGTCGATATAAATTTGAATCTTATCTCCGTCGTTATACGAAAACTCCGCGCCGCCTGCTTTCCGATACCCCGAAGGAAGTGAAATCGTCATACCGGTACCCGCTGTGCAGCATATCCGGCAAAAGAAGAACCCCGACGGAACCGCCGAGACGGTGAGCTCCGTCAAAGTCCCGAGCCGGTAATCCGTCTTATCCGCTGCGGTTGATATGGTATAGGTGGTGTTCGAATCGGTGATAACAGAGATTTTCGGCGCGAACAGTGTCGCAAAATAAGTATTAAGAACCGATTTGATGTTGCTCCAAAGGGTTTTCTTTTGAACGGTTGCGCTTGTATCGTACATCGGCACATAATCCGTATCAGCAATGTCGGTAAAAGCCGCTTGCCCGTTAATTTCTTTCGCATACCCGCTTGCCGCAACCCCGCCGAGCTTGTCTGAATCTGCTGCTGTTCCTGTGGCGGGTAACGCCGCTTCCGCTTTATCAAGCGCCGCATCTACTGCCGCGCCGTTCGCATACCTTGATGTATAAGCCATCCTTTTACCTCCCTATGCTGTGCCTAAATAGGTGTACCAATACCCTGACGCTTGTCCGTTTGTGGGATATTCCGTCTGACTTGTGCTTGTAACAACCTCAATATCCGCGCCTTTGGAGTAAACCGTTGTTTGCCGATTGTATATGTAGTAATAGCCGTCTCCGCCGTTGCCATGCGGGTATGGATAACCCGTTGACGACGTGGATTGAACCTCGCCAAGTTCCGAGCCGTATGTGTAACTACTGATCCATCGACACGACTTAGACGAGGAATATAGCACACCGCCGCTTCCCCAATACTTTGTTACTGAGGTTGAGTTTCCGACATAAACCGTAACCGAACTGTTGGCGATCGCCATGCCAAAGCCGCTATACGAATACCCACCGCCAGATTGCGGTGTTGCCGAGAACGTTAAAGATGTATAACCCTCAATGTCGCTAAATCCCGCAGGGGTCGCCGCGCTCCATGAATACTCTGCATAATATCCCGTATCAATCAACTCATACTGTTTCCACACATAGTAGATGGTCTGTGCTACATAGGATTTCTGCCAACGATACACGGTCGGCGTGTATGCAGTCCATACCGTCACGCCGTTCATAATGACGGTTGATAAATTCACGCCGTTATAAACGATTGCGGTCGGCGTAACGCCGTTATATGTTAAAGGCATTTAATCACCGCCTATGCCAGCGTGATTGTCAAGGTTGTGCCACTTAATGAAAATGTCGGTATGCCGAGCGCGGCTTTCGCGTCTGCAACCGACTTCGTGCCGACTGCGCCCGCCGTGGTTGTGAACATCGGCAAGTTCGCGGTTGATCCAACTTTACCGTCAGTGGTGATATTGCCGTGAGTATGCGTTGCAAGCGCCGCGTTTTCAATGCCGGTTTCGATGTTATTAAGGTTTGTCGCGTTCATCTTCGATCCCGACAAGTTTGTCCATGTCGTTTTTGTATAAGCCATTATTCAGCCCTCGCAATCGTGAAGATATAGGAGATTAAATATTCCTCGTCGGCGGTTTTGGTGAAGGTTGACAGAGCATGAGAGACGAGAGTTCCGCTGTCTGCCGCAGATGTGCCGCCAACGAATACGCCGATTTCCTTGTGCGTTCCGACCGCTTCAGACGGAAATATATCAAATACCGCCGTACAGACCGCGCCCGTTGAGGACGCTTCGGTCATTGCTGTGCGGAATGTTTCGTTGCCAAGCGCCGTATCTGTCACCGCGACCGCCGTGTCGCTGTCGCCGAGTGCGAGCCAAGCGTAAGCCCCGCCATTGCCCGCGAGTAAAGCCGCGATATTTGCCAAGCCGCCGTCAGTGACGATGTTGTGAACACTGATGGTTTCGCCTGTGCGTTTATTCGTGATTCTGTATTCGCCTGATATTTTGACGCTATCAATCATTGACTGTCGCCACCTCCTCTACTGTGCCGCCCGGATAGAGTGTTTCGGACGGGTATAAATCATCAGACGGATAAAGCGGCGTGTATTTGCCGATACTGTACGACCCGCTGACCGACGCACTCTCCGAAACATCTTTGAGCGTCGTTGCAATCGAATCATCACCGATAGTCACGGCTTTGGACTTGTTGACAAGTGCCGCAAAAAACCTGTCCCATGTCGCCGCTGTGCCGTTTGTGAGCGTCACATCGTATTTGATCGTGTCTGCGCTTGCCGCCGAACTGTCCATTTTTAACACTTCATACTGCCCGTCAATACCCATTTCGTCACGCTTGACCGTGACTAATTCGCCGACCGCATAATCCGCGCTTTCGGTGCTGAATGTGATGGTTTCGCCGTCTTTGCTGTTCTTATCGAGCAGTGCCGCGCAGTACTGCCGCGCCTGTGCGGAGCTGTTTATATTGCTGTCAGTGTGCAGTGATTCTTTGATTCCTGACCCGCCCGCAAGCGCCTTTTTTCGGTTGATTTCGGTTTGATTCTTCGACCTTGCAACCACCGAATACAAGCCCGTGTAAGTGACCACAATAGACGCGGGCGGTGTCGCGCCGTTATAGGTGATGTCTCTGCTCTGATAGCTCCATGTCCAGTCAGTGCCGCTGTCAAGTCCACTCACGCCGACCGATGTCGATTCGACCCCGCCGACCGTGATGGTGGGCTGACTTTGAATAGGATATCTGACGGAGTAGGTGCTGCCATCCGGTACAACCGTTTCCGTCTGCGGCGCTGTCGGCGTAGCCGCGCCAACTACTGTCTGGACATTGCGGTATTCTTCGCTGTTTTTGGAGTATTTCAGATTGTTTATGACTGTGTTCGCGTCGATGGTGATTCCGCTGTCACGGCTTGTATCAGCCATGAAGTGGAGCTTTTTATCCATGTCAATCGTCCAGTAGTAGTCACCCGAAACGCTTACAAGGTCGTCCAAAATCTGCGCTACCGTTTTATACGGCATTACACACTTGGTTATCGTCGCACCTGTATCAATCGTGCCGAGCGTCACGCCCTCCTCGGTCAGAATCGTCAATAGATGGTCGGTGATAATCTGCGCCGCCGTCTTGTTGTATGCCACGAATGATGTGATGCGATAGTCAGCGATTCTGGAATAGTCCGTCGCTGTCACATCGTAAAAAACGCTTGACTTCTCACGGGCGGGCGACGCCTCGGTAACATATCCCGCGAATATCGGTGTGCCTGTCGTAAAGAGTGCCAGTCCGTCAGCGGTGCGAAAATACTCACCGTCAGCGGTGATGAGGTACTCGCCTCCGCTTGATACGATGACTTCTTCGTCCACTGATGGAACATAGTCCACGACAGTACAAGTAAATGTTGCCCTGCTGTCTTTAGCTTTTGAAATTTTCCAGTCGTCATTAACATACGCAGAGGTGCCGCCAAACGCAAAACTTCTCACGCTATGGCGACCCCCTTTTGTTTCAAGTTCTTAACAATCAATTCACCGAGCCAGTCCGCGTCCGACGGGCGCATGACTTTAGCATCATTGATGTTGATAACTATGGGCTGAATCGCGCTTGCGCTGCCAGATGCTGTCGATTTTGCGCTCGAAGCATTCAGCATAGCCGCGCCCATAGAGCCAACAGTATTAACGTTTCGCGTTATCCCATACGATAAATCAAGGTCTGTCGGGATCGCGTTTTTCATGTCCTCTCCGACGCCTTTCATAGCGTCCTCGAAGCCGACCCCGATACCCAAGCCCATGTTTTTACCGATACCGGCGAACACTTTTGACGGGGATTTAATCCCGAAAAAGTCTTTGATCTTGTCCGTTAATGATGTAAAGAAGCCACTGATTTTCTCCCAGAGCCACTCGCCCGCGTCGCTGATACCTTGCCAAAGTCCTTTAAGTAAGTTCCCACCGACTTCGACAATCTTATAAAATGAGCTTTCGAATGCCTTGACAATCCCATCAATGATTTTTGGAATAGCTTTGACAATTTCAATGATAATTTTCGGCGTATTTTCCACCAGTGCAACAAGCAATTCCACGCCCGCCATGATGATTTTGTCGATATTTCCAAGTACCGCGTCAATTAATCCTGTAATGATTTTGGGGATTGCCGCGACGATAGCCGTGATGATTTCCGGCAAAGCGTCAACAAGTGAAACGAGCAATTTAATACCGGCGTCGATGATCTGCGGAATTGCACCGATAACAAAATCAATAATGCCTGTGATAATT